GCGTAGAACAAGTTGTTATGAGAACTTTGCAAAGTTTCAAGAAGTCCCGGAGTGAGGAGAATCGGGAGCGGTGTGCTCGGATGGGGCGGGCTTCGCAGCGGGTGCAGGCTGAGAGGCGGATGGCTGGGCCTTTCCCGGATTATCCGCCGATGGTTGGGGAGTTGTTGATGATTGATCGGGTGACTCGGCCTGCGTTTGGGTCGGTGGAGTATGTGGTTCGCCAGGGTGATCGGGCGAATCGGATTTCGGTGTCGGTTTTTGGGCGGGTGATTGGGGTGCGCACTTGGTCGGATTTCTTTGCCGCGCGGCGGCGGGGGGTTGCGGGATGAAGTGGACGCCCCACCCGTTTATTGCGCGGCCTTCGCGGGAGCAGGCGCTTGCTTTGCTGAAGCAGGGGGATGAGGGGGAGGAGCGGCTGCGGACGATCCACGATGAGCGGGAGCGGTTGATCGCGCTGGAGAAGTATGACCCGCTGCGCAATGGGCATGAGCTGGAGAGTTGGGGGCGGGCGCGGACGGCGCTGGAGAGCGAGGCGGATATTGTTTTGCTGCTGGGGGGGAATCGTTCGGGGAAGTCGGAGTTTTGCGGGTCGTATGTGGTGCAGACTCTCCTGGAGGGGCCGCCGTGGTTGCCGCAGTGGGAGCGGGAGGTGGCGATGGATCGGGGGATTGTGGTGGCTTGTTTCCACTCGTCGGAGAAGTCGAGCCAGCTCCAGCAGCAGCCATATGTGTATCGCTACTTGCCGCCGGAGATTCGGGAGTTGAACAAGATTACCCGGCACTACCGGATGAAGTATTCCAATGGGAAGGGGTTTTCGGATGATATGTTTATCCTGCCCCGGACGCGGGGGGAGTGTTTGTTTTTTAATTACAAGCAGGATGTGAGTGTTCTGGAGGGGTATGAGTTTGATTTGGTGTGGACGGATGAGTTGGTGCCGGTGTCGTTTCTGGAGGCGCTGGAGTTCCGCACGGCTTCGCGCGGGGGGAAGATCATTTCGAGCTATACGCCGGTGCGGGGCTACTCCCCCACTACGCAGATGTTGATGGCGGGGTCGTCGCCCACGGAGACGAGGCCGGTGGATCCGCAGTTGTTTAAGGAGGGCTCGCCGGTGCTCAAGCGGAGGCTGGCACGGAATTGCCCGCGCGGCCATGTGCCGATGGCGATGCGGGGTCTGGGCACGGGGAAGAGTGATAAGGTGACGAATAAGGCGGTGGTGTTTTTCCACTCGGATGAGAATGTCTTTTCGCCGTATTCCAATATTGTGAGCCGGTGTTTTGGCAAGAGTGTGCCGGAGGTGTTGATCCGGGCCTATGGCTATACGGAGCGGGCGGAGAGTGGCGCGTTCCCGAATTTCAAGGAGGAGGTGCATGTGATCACGCGGGAGCGGTTTGAGTCGATCCGCAAGGAGGTGGGTGGGTCGATGTATGTGTCGGCAGATCCGGGTGGGGCAAAGAATTGGGTGGTGAAGTGGTATTGGGTTACTCCGAATGGCTGGAAGATCGTTTTTCGGGAGTGGCCGGATTTCGATACGTATGGCCCTTGGGCGACACCGCCGAAGGATGAGAAGAAGGATTGGTTGGGCGGCCCGGCGATGTTTACGGAGTCGGGCGGGGGTATTGTGAAGGTGAAGCGGCGGATCCTGGAGGCGGAGGGCTGGGTGTGGAATGATGAGTCGGGCGTTTGGGTGTCGAGCAAGGAGACGGAGATGCCGGAGGTGCGGATGATCGACCCGCGGATGGGGGGCACGCCCGCGCCGGGGGGCGAGGATGAGACGAGCATCATCATGCTGATGGATGATGAGCAGGTGGACCCGCGCGGGCGGGTGATCGGCCCGAGTATGGTGTGGGAGCGGGCCTACTCTGGCGGTGCCCAGGGTGGCCGCACGGCGATTCAGGTAACGCTGGAGATGCTGAACACGGAGATGGCCTACGATGAGCACGAGCCGGTGACGGCGATGAATTGCCCGAATTGGTATGTGGTGGAGGATTGCCAGCAGAGTATCATGGCCTATAAGGAGTTTACGGGGATGGGCACGGATAAGGATGCGCTCAAGGATGTGGTGGACCCCGACCGCTATTTTATCAACTCAGGCCCGGAGCATATTGCCGAGGGGGATATGGTGATTACGGGGAGGGTGCCGTGTTGACGCGCGGAGCGCGATGCTGGATGCTGGATGACGAACACTGAGATGATGTCTTGACACCGGGTGGGTTTGTTGGAAGATCTGCGTTGGTTTAGATAATTCTTTTTAACAACAAGCGATGAATGAAAACGATTCGTTTGGGGGGCGGGATGCCCGAGCCATTACAGAGATTGATCTGGCGGACCTAACGGGGGTGGAACGACAGGTATTGCGCAAGGCGCGCAGGGCAATGCCGGAGGGCACGGTGGAAATCGTGCCTGGGTCCGGTGTTTTTTGGTCGGCGGAGGCCGTGGTCGAGGTTTGTAAACAACTCGGGATGCCCGAGATCCCGGAGGGTCTGTGGCCGGAGATGGCCGAACAGGTGAGCCGGGAGTTTACCGCCCGCGTGGAGCGGGTGCCGCGGAATCCTCGGGTGCTGTTCTGCCGTGATGGCAATAATGAGCTGATCCTGGTGCGGGTGCGCCGCAATGATCGCTTTGTGCCGAATATGGAGTTGCCGGTGCGCTGGACGGGCGATTCCCGTGAGGTGGCCGTGCTGACGAGGAAGCTGCCGAGGAGGAAGGGGGCGTGGTGACGCGCGGAGCGCGTGATGCTGGATGCTGGATGCTGACTAAATTATGAACTTTGAAGAACAGTTGATTCACGATGCCGCCCAGGAAGTTGCATGGTAGCCGAGGCGCAGATTGGGGAGCGGCCTAACCGGTTGTTGTTGCGGCGGCGGCATGTGTTGGAGTGGACGGGGTGCACGCGCAATGAGTTTTATGCCTGGGTGTCGGCGGGGTTGTTGGAACCGGTGCGGTTGAAGCCCGATGGCGAGCCTTACTATCGCCGTGGCGATGTGGAGAAGATGCTGAACCGCTGATTTTAGAATACTAAAAACGAGGAAAAACTATGAGCCAAGAGGAAGATTTTAAGGGTATCCAGCGCAAGCTGGAGAATACGGTGTCGGCTGCGGGGTATTACCTGGAGCGAATGGAGGAGTATGCGGATGCGCGTTACTGCTATTGGGAGGGCCAGTCTGCGGATGGGCGCAAGCATGGCACGACTTCGGAGGATGCCTGGCCGTGGGAGGGGGCGACTGACTCCCGCGTGCGGATGATCGAGGAGCAGATCCAGGCGGATGTGGATTTGCAAATGAGTGCGTTCCACCGGGCGCGGATCAATGCGGTGCCTACGGAGATGACGGATATGAAGAAGGCGGGCGCGGCGCACACGCTTTTGAAGCAGGTGGCCCGCAATAAGATGAAGCGGGAGATTGCCCGCGAGTTGGAGTTGGCGATGAACTGGAGCAAGACGTATGCGCTGGCGTTTTTGTCGGTGGATTGGCGGGGGCGCTACGATGTGGAGACGTTGCCGATTAATCAGCAGAAGCTCCAGGAGCTTGTGATGAAGGGGCAGATTTCGGAGGAGGAGTTGCAGGGTTTCTACGATGAGTCGAAAAAGGATTTGGCGATTGGCTTCCTGCAAGGGGCTTTGAACCTGGACCGGACGACGGCGGCCCGCGCGGTGCGCGAGCTGGGGGCCAATGGCTCGACGGAGGTGGAGGTTTCGCGCCCGATTGAGGGGATGCCACGGTTGCGGGCGCTGAAGCCGTGGGTGGATGTTTTCTTCCCCACGGATACGGAGACGCTGGCCGATGCCGATTTGGTGTGGAAGCGCAATACTTACTCGCGGGCCACGTTGGAGAATGTGGCGGTGCTGGAGAGTTGGAAGAAGGAGTTTAAGGCGGCACTGATCGCCGCCGGGCCGATTGGGAAGCAGAAGAACAATGTATGGGTGACACGGCGCAAGGGGCGGGTGTCGTTCTCGGTGGCGGCGGATGAGCGCACGCGCAATTTCATGCTGTTTGGCGATGAGAGCGAACTCTACGAGGTGTTTACCTGCTACCGGAAGTCTTACGATGAGCGGACGAAGGCGATGCGCTGCGAGCAGATTGTGATGAGCCCGCTGATTCAGAATGCCTGGGGCAGTTGGGCGCTCTCGCCCTACCGGCATGGCAAGATTCCGCTGATCGAGATTCCGAATGAGGTAGTGGAGCGGCGGCTGTGCGAAGCGCGCGGGGTGCCGGAGATGCTCTACACGCACCAGCAGGGGATCAAGCGCCAGACGGATTTGCGCGGGGATCGGGGCGACTTTACGTTGATTCCGCCGCTGCGCACGCCGAAGCGCACGGGCAAGCGATACGACATCACGCTGGGACCGGCGGCGCAACTGCCCGACCCCACGGGGAGCGGTTTCTCGTTCCTGCCGATGCCAGGCTATGACCCGGCGAGCCGGGAGTATGAGAAGACGATCATGGATGAGGTGAATCGTCTCTTTGGCCGCCAGGTGGAGGGTGTGCCGCCGACGCGGGTGCGGACTCGGGCGGAGAAGCTGGTGAACCAGATGACGGATGTGACGGGGGAGATGCTTTCGCAGATTTTCTCGCTGTGCCAGCAATACATGAGTCCGCAGACGATTGCCCGGACGATCAACGGGAACCCGGACCAGATCCAGGTGGACCCGGCGGAGATCCAGGGGAATTTCGATGTGGGGATTGAGGTATCGGCGGACGAGTTGGACCTGGAGCTGTATATCAAAAAGATGGAGGCCTTCATCAAGTTGGCGGTGCCACTGGATAATGATGCGGTGATCGGGCGCTCGGACCTGATCGGGCTGATTGGCCGGGGGATCGATCCCCTACTCTCGGAGCTGGTCGTGAAGGATAAGCAGAGTGTGAGCCAGGCGGAGGTCGAGGACGAGAAGCAGCAGTTTGCCCTTATGCACTCGGGCGTGCCGACGGCGCTCAAGAGGGGGCAGAATTATGAGCTGCGCCGCCAGACGCTCCAGGAGATCATGGAGGCGAACCCGGATCATATGAAGCGCTACGAGGAGGACGAGACCTTCCGCAATTTGATTGATAACCGGTTCAAGTTTTTCACCCAGCAGATCGAGCAGGCAAATAACCGGATCGTGGGCGAGTTTGGGATGGATCCGAATCGGCAGTTGGAAGCCCAATGATGATTTATGAGTGAAAACAATGAACAGGAAGAACGGGCGCGGCAGGCTTTGCTGGCGCTGGGTAGCAACCACCCGGCGGTGGTTTTGATTTTGGACGTGTTGCGCGACTTGGAGGCGGCGGCTGTGGAGCGGGAGCGACATCCCCTCTCGCATACCGCTCCCGGCGGGGATCGGGGTGTCTCCTACTACTGCGGCGGGGCGGCTTTTATGGAGGTGGCTGTGGCGACGATTGAGGATTACCTGAATCCGCAGGTGCGGCCCGACGATAAGGAGCGGCTGCAAAGTATGCGCCTGGCGCGGATGGGTGGAGGAACCTGATCGCGCGGAGCAGCGATGGCAATCAAAACGCTCAAACCATGTTTTCTTACCACAACAAATAGGACAGGAATCCAGCGACGAAAGGAAATAATATGGCAACAAAATATATGACTCAAACAAGTGAAAGACGGGCTCGTAAAGCCAAGCGCGAGCTGGATTGTCCTGATCCGTCTGGTTCGCTTTTTTCTCCGTATCCCGGTTGGCCCGCTCCGGGGATAACGTGCCGATGTGGTCACACGGAAAATCTAGAGCACTTTTGTGTGGATGGGTTTGGTAATGATCTGCCACGAAATCACTATAAATGCCCATCGTGCAATTGGCAGTGGTCAAGAGTGCGGATCGAAGCTGAAAACGAATGGTCGTCGCCGACGATTGAAATTCGTGAGGTAGCGGTTCCAGTTCTTTAAGCGAACAAGTTGTTATGAGAACTTTGCAAAGTTTGAAGTGGCGCTCAGCGCGCCATGACCTACTGTAAATCCTCGCGGATCGTCTGCGACCGGCTTGGACTGCTGACCGGAGGCTTTTGCCTTCGGTTTTTTTGTGGCTTATGGGTCGCATGTCGAAATCAAACACGCGGGAAGCGCCGGTGCCCTCAAAGGCCGGTGAGAGTGATAGTCAGGGAGGATTCGCCTCGTTCTCTGACGTGCTCGAAAGTGGTTTAAGCGAGGCATTGGAGAAGGGCATTTTTGAAGCAATGGGGTCGGAAGATTCTGGTGTGGAGGAGAATGTGGCCGGGAGTGGCAAATCCCCCGACCAGTTGGAGGGGGCAGTCGCCCCGGACGAACCCGAAGCCACTGCCGGAGATGGCGGGGAAGCGCAGGCACAGGAACCGGAGGGAGGTGGCGACCGCTACCAAACGCGGATCGATGAGCTGACGGCGCAGAAAGGCCATTTCCAGGATAAAGCAAGGAAGCAAGAGGAGCGCATCGCCGAGTTGGAGCGCCAGATGGCAGCCGGTGATCAGGGGGAGCCCGCGAAAGCGGCCCGCCCGGAATCGTCGGATCCACTCGCAGACGTTACGAGCCAGGCGCAACTGCAAGAGCGGGTGCGCGAGGCGCAAAACCTGGAGGATTGGGCGGATGAACAGATTGACCTCATCGACGATGGGGAGATCGAGTCTGCCGATTTGAACGGGAGTGCGTTGAATGCCAAGCAGCTCAAGGGCCTGCGCCGCAATGCGAAAGCACTGCAACGCAAAGCCCAGGAGAAGGCGATGGCCCTGGCCGAGACCGAACAGGTGAACCAGCAGGCCAATGAGGCGTATGCCTGGTTGCAAAAACCCGATAGCCGGGAGTCGCAGATCCATACGCAAATTATGGACCAGCAATTCCCCGAGCTACGGAATCACCCGGCAGGACGTCTGGCGGTGGCGGATATGATGGTGGGCATGGCGGCCCGGCTGAAAGGCCGTGGACAACCCGCCCCCACTCCTACCCCACCGGCCCCGGCCGCGCCCGCGCCAACTCCAGCAGCTACGGCAGCCCCGACATCGGGCGGCGGTGGTATGGGCGGAGCCACGGCGAGCGCGATTCTGGCCCGTGGTGGCACACGCCGCCAGGGTGGGCAGAGCCCGCAGGGTGGAAGCCCGGCGGCGGCATCGGCTGGCAACTCAAGCGACCTTGGACGCAGCGACTACGCACAAACGGGCTCCTCCAGCGATCTGGCGAATCTTTTACTCGGTCAAGGTTGACCGGGACCAGGCAGCGACAGGGGGAGTCCACGACACAATATATACTAACGGAGAAACCAAATTATGGCACTTCTACTTGAACGCAGCCAAGTCGGCAAACGGGAGGACCTCGCGGACTTCCTGGCCATCGCCGACATGAAAAACACACCTTTGATCTCGCAAGCGGCCAAGGGCTCCAAGCTATGCAATAGCTTGTTTGAATGGGTGGCCGAAGGCTACCGCAACCCGACCGTAGCGGCCCACGTCGATGGCGACGATCTGGTGCTCGGCGATCACAACAACCACAGCGATTCGCGCAAGCTCCTCCAGAGCCGCGTGCATTTCTTCCTCGAACCTTTTGGGGTGTCTTACCTGGCACAGGATCTTTCGGATCCCGCTGGCGTGGGCAAGAAGAAGGAGTTTGCCCACAATGCGGCCAAAGCCTTGACCGTGATCAAGCGGGCAATGGAAGCGGTGGCTTGTGGTGACAACGAATCGCAGGCCGACAATGGCACGGTGGGGCACGAAATGCGCTCGCTGGGTAAGTACATCCAGAACGGTGCGCAGAGTGATCTGCCTATCGATGCCTCGTTCCGCACACCTGCGGATCAGATCTACTCGGGCACCTGGACGAACTTCGTAGCCGACCCGGAGACGAAGCTGAACAACATCCTCGAAGCGCGCTACAATGCCACAGGCGAAACGCCGGTATTGACCTGCCTCGCAGGGTCGCAGCTTCGCCGCCAGTTCTCGCTCATGGCGAACTACGATCCTGGCGTGACCACGACCAAGGCCAGCCTGCGCACCTTTAACCAGGATGCCAACGGCAAGAAGATCGTGAACACCATCGACATCTACCAGGGTGACTTTGGCACGGTCGAGATCATGCCGACAGTCTGGAACGCCTACGACAGTGGCGATGCCGACACCCAACAGCGCCGGGGCTACATCCTCGACATGGAGGGGATCGAGCTGCGCTACAACCAGATGCCGGAAATGGTCGAGCTGGAAGACAAGGGCGGAGGTCAACGTGGATTCTGGCGCACAGTGGCCGGGCTCTGCGTGAAGAACCCGCTCCAGCAGGCGAAGATCGCCGTAAGCGGATCCTGATCACTGATTTGATTCGGTAAATCACTCATGAATCGACGGGGGAAGAGTGAAGGCCAGCAATGGCAACTCCTCCCCCGTTTTTCAGGAAGCGGCCTCAACCCCGCCGCCTGAAAAACGGAGAAACGGACGATGAAAGCAAAAGCAACGGAAGACCAGGGCGTGATGGCCCAGGAAGCCGCAACCGCCAATGAGGCGATTGCGCAGAGTATGTTCCAGCAGCTCGACGGGAAGCTCTCGCCGGAGGTAGTGCACGAACTGTGCACGGGCCAGGCGCTCGAAACCCTCTCGGGGATGGATGCCCAGGACAAGCTCAATGCCGGAGAAGAGGCGCGGATGATCGACGGCCTGGGGCAAATGCGCATCCGCGTGACGGAGGATGTGTATTGGGCGGCGATGCGCGACCCGCGCAACCGCGCGGACTACGGGCCGAACCCCTGGAAGAACCCCAAATTCCACGAAGCCGCCTGGAAGAAATACCCGCAAATCCGCGTGGCCTCGAAGCGCAAGGCGACTGTAACCCATCCCGGATTGGTCATCTAAACGAAAAAGTGATATGAGCAGAAATGTAAGTTTGAAAACGGTGATCAACCTGGCGGCGACAAAGCTGGGGATGAACCCGGAGTTTCTATTGCCCGAGAGCGAGATGCGGGCGGTGGTCGAGTATATCAACACCTGGGGGGAAGAGGCCTATGATGAATATCCCTGGCCGGATCTGATCGTGCGCGCTACCTCGGTTGCGCTGACCTCGGGGGCGTTTGATAAATATACAGACATCGCCGGGGGGAGCCCGATCTACGTGGGGCGCACTGAGCCGACGATCCACAACCGCAAGCGCAATGAGCTGCCGTATCGGATCGTGGGCGATAAGATATATGTGAACCCTACCGATGTGAGCACTGTCTATGTGGAATACCGCGAGGCCTTCACCCGCTACCCCTCGGACATCTACGACTCGGGCGCGGTTTACGTAGCCGGAGATACGGCCTACTGGCCGAGCACCGGCGAAGGCCGGAGCTACGACGGGGCCGCCTGGGCGAACATCCGCTTCCCGGCTTTTCTGCTGCAATACGTGGGGTGGAAGGCGGCGGCAGAAGCCAAGCGCGAGCGCGGCGACCTGAATGCGGCCCAGGTGGACGAGAGCCGGGCCAATGCCTTTTTGGAGAAGAAGATCGACGACCTGGAAATCTCCCAGGGGCAACGCCGCCGGTGGGCCGTCGATACAGGGGAACGGAATTTGGGGGTAGGGGCATAGCGCGTGTGATGCTCGAATGAACCTGAAACCTTATTTTTATGAAACAACGCACTTATCTTTCACGCCGCCGGGTATCGGTGCGGTCGCTGCGCAAGTGGCGGCTGCGGGGAACTTTGCATGAGCGTGGGACGGGGCTGGCCGTGGCGAGCCGGGGAACCGGGGTCGTGATCATGCCGCGCCGTAGCTAAACTTTTAGAATTATGAAAAACTATCTATTACTCTTTTTTCTCCCGGTGCTGGCCTTTGGCCAGGGTCGGACTTACCTGGACCAACTGCCGGAGCCCACGGGCACGGTGGCCTCCTCGGATCTCTTGATGATCTCCCAGGTGGGCGAGGTGCCGGATCTGCGCAAGGTGACGGTGGGGCAACTCTCCAGCGGCCTGGGCATCCTGGCCCCCGCAGCGAGTAACCCAGCGACAAGGGACGACGGATCTGCGCTCGAAGAGGGCGACAGCTACTACAACACGGGCGATGATGATGTCTATTTCTACAACGGCTCCTCATGGGCAACACTGGCTAGTGGATCGGTGCCTGATGCAACGACCTCAGTAAAGGGTAAGGTCGAACTCTCCACCGAAACAGAGCTACGCAGTGGCACGGCTGCCGTCGTGCCTACGAGCGATGTTCTTGATGATGTTTACGGCTCGGCGATTCGCGGACGGGAGTTTGCGGGTGGTGTGGTAGCAACACGCATAGGATCGGCCTCAGCTAGAGTCTTTGAGGATGGAACGCTCGCCGCTATTGGCACATCCGATTTTGCGATTGGTTGGAGTGGGCGGACGGTGGACACGACTGCCGGAACGAAATCCCTTTTTGTTTCGACAACCGGCGCGGTGCCGCTTGTTGTGGATTTAGATCGTGATAGTGGATCTAGCTATGACGTAGGATCAGTAAAACTAGATATTGGAGCATCTGTTTACGTCCTAGATTACGGCTCGGACATTTTCGAGATTAAGGCGAACTGGTTAATCACAGCGGACCGTGATGGTGACGCCACGCTCTACCGTAACGGTATCTCTGTAGCGACAGTAGATATTAGCACGTCTAGCGCGGTCGATATCGACACAACTGTCTATGATTTTGGGGTCAGGCAATACTCCGGATGGTTATTGCGAGACGTGGCCATCTTCAACGTCGCGCCAACAGCGGCGCAGGCTCTCGAAATCAGTGACCTCGGGCCAGAGGTTTGGGTGGCGAGTAATCCTGAGTATCGTCGGGGCATTTCTTATGCAGCGGATTGGTCTTCAGGCGTAGACGGCTGGGCGGACATAAACTCAACGGCTACTAGACTGGCCTCAAAAAGTGATGGGGCTACATCTAAAAATAACGTGATTGAAGTAGAGGCGACGGCAACTACAAATGTGCGATTCGATTCCAGTGCAGCCGCAGGTTTCGGATTTGTTTATG